TTTAGGTCGGGTTATTCAAGAGAAGTCCTTGCCTATGCGGGATTTAACCAAGAATGTCCGTGATGACTTTATTAAGGATGTTATCGCTGAGAACACCTCTTATGGTAGTTTAGACCATGTAAGTAGTGCTTATTCAGAGATTAACGCCTTCTACCTTATTTCTTTCCCTGCGACCTCGACTGTCTACTGTTTAGATATGAGGAGTGCATTAGAGGATGGGGCTTCTCGTGTCACAGTGTGGTATGAGTATCCTGCCTATTCTTTCTTACGCCTTCGTAACAGGGACTTGTTAATCGGTAAGGTAGACGGTATTGGTAAGTATAGTGGTTACTCAGATAATGAAGAAAGCTATCGGCTTCGGTACTTTTCCCATTATGTAGACTTTAACAGCCCAACGACAACTAAAATCCTTAAACAGATTGGTGTTACTGTCTTAGGCGGTTCTAACCAACAGTTTACGATTAAGGTTGGTGTTGACTACGAAGCATCATACCGCTCCTATCCGTTTGTTATTCAGGTGGGTAATGTCTTTGAGTATGGTGTCTCTGAATATAACATAGCTGAGTTTAATGTTGGTGTTGTGTTAGATAAAATTAAAAGTAGCGTTGGCGGTGCTGGTAGTTCTATCCAAGTTGGCTTTGAGGCTGATGTTAATGGATCAGAGTTGTCAGTGCAAAAGATTGACGCATTTGTTAAAACTGGAAGGATTGGCTAATGGCTCAATATGTAAAAGCTACAAACTTTGCGAGTAAGGATGCGTTACTCTCAGGTGACCCCAACAAGATTGTTAAGGGTGCAGAGGTTGATGATGAGTTTAACAACATTCAAACAGCAGTGAACAGTAAGGCTGATATCCTTAGCCCAACACTGACTGGTACTCCTCTGGCTCCTACGGCAACTGCTGGCACTAACACCACACAGGTGGCTACTACAGCTTTTGTTACAACCGCTGTAACCAATGAGCGTTCAGCAACAGCTACGTTAACCAACAAGACCTTAACATCGCCAACAATTTCTGGTGGTTCTGTTTCTGGTATTACTGATTTAACTGTGGCTGATGGAGGCACTGGTGCTTCTACTGCCGCTAATGCTCGTACTAACTTAGGTTTGGTTATTGGTACTGATGTGGCTCCTGTGGCTTCTCCAGCACTCACAGGAACGCCCACAGCCCCTACAGCCACGGCGGGAACTAGTACTACCCAAATAGCAACTACGGCTTTCGTATCTACGGCGATAGCTGCTATTTCTTTATCCGATGTGTACCCAATTGGTTCTATTTATATTAACGCTGGCGTAACTACCAATCCAGCCACACTGCTTGGTTTTGGTACTTGGGTAGAGTTTGGTGCTGGTAAAGTTTTAGTTGGTCAAGATACTGGGGACGCATCTTTTGATACGCTAGAAGAAACTGGTGGTAGTAAAGACGCTGTGGTGGTTAATCACACCCATACAGGTTCAACAAATACTACTGGCGCACATAGCCATACTGTAGATATAGTAAGAATTAGCGGTTCTGCATACAACAATGTTTTAACTTCAGTTCAAGACTCCAATGTTACAAGTACTAGCACTAACACAGCAGGGTCACACAATCATACTTTAAGTATTGACTCAACAGGTTCTTCAGGCACTAACGCCAACCTGCAACCATATGTAGTTGTCAAAATGTGGAAGCGTACAGCATGATAGACATTGTGCATCATTTCTCTGATGGGTTGTATGCTAAGGAAACATTTATCCCTTACGATACCTTCTTGATGCAACACAAGCACTCTTACTCCCATATGTCGATATTGGCTAAGGGACGTGTGTTGGTTAAAGTGGATGATGAGATTAAAGAGTATAAAGCACCCGCCTGTATTAACGTAGAGGCTAACAAACACCATAGCGTAAAAGCACTAGAAGATTGTGTCTGGTACTGCATTCACGCAACGGACGAGAAAAACATTGACAAGATCGACGAAGTGTTGATCGCCAAAGGAGAATAATATGCCATGGATGGGACCAGTAGCAGGAGCCGTAATAGGCGGCTTATTCCAAAACAAGGCTGCTAATACAGCGGCGGGAGCACAACAGGCTGCTGACGCTGCACGATTAGCAGAAGAGAAACGAGTACGTGAACAACTTCGGTTAGACACGGAAACCCAACGTGCAGTAGCAGACCAAGCTTTTAAGGATTACAATGCGGGACTTATCTCCTATGCCGAGGCGCAACAAAAAGCTGCTAAGGCGATGGGACAGGTTCAAAGTTCCATTGGTCAGAGTCAACTTTCTGATACCGCTAAGGCGATGGAGATGGCTAAGTTTCAGCCATACTCAATCCGCACAGGTACAGGTTCTACCTTCTTTGACCAAGGCACAGGACAAGCTGGTTTTGCACTAGCGCCTGAGACATATGGTTATCAGCAAGACTTGTACAAGAAAGCTGGTGAGGCTGCTGGGGCTATTCAGGCAACACCAGAACAAGCTGCTGCTCAGTACGTAGCCCAACAGCAAGGGTTGTTACAGCCCGGACGACAGGCAGAGGACATTGCCCTACGTAACCAACAACTCAGTCGGGGTCGTATCGGCATGGGTATCTCTGGTGAAGCTGCTGGCGCTGGCGCTGGTGGTATGGTTAACCCAGAGCAATTCTCTCGTGACCGTGCTCGTGCCCTAGCAGACGCTCAGATTGCAGCACAAGGTACTCAGGCTGGACAAGCACAACAGGCTAACCAACTTGCGCTGGCTAGTGGTTTGTTTGGTGCTGGTATGGCTCCTGAACAGTTTGGTTTGAATGCGCTGACTCAAGGTTCTAACATTGGCAGTCTAGCTCAGGGTGCTGGTCAAGCTCAAGCTAACCTCTATGGCTCTGGTATGGCTAATGTGTACAACAGTATGCTTGGCGCTGCTGGAACTGAACAACAAGCTGCTCAGTATCTCCCACAAGCTAACCTCACAGGTGCTCAGGAAGCTTACAACCGTCAGCAGAGTTACTTGGGTAATTTGCAAGGAAGCCCACTTCCATATCAAGCAATGACAACGCCACAGGCGACAGTGCCGGGTAGCTCCTATGTAATGGCTGGTATCGGAAGTGGTTTGCTGAATGCTGGTATGCAAGGTATTAACCGAATGATAAATCCAATTACACCAGCAGCTCAAACAGCTTCAGCAACCCCTGTAGGTTATGTAGGTAGTGGTCTACAACCTTCTGGAACGTTAACAGGAAGCCCTTTTGTACCGGGAGTACAGGGAGGTTCTGTTGATTACGGTTTTACTACTGGAATACCATCGCAAGGTTTCAGTGGTTTTAAAATTTAAAATCTAAGGAGCAATAATGGCTACAGATATTTATAGTATGTTGACTGGCGGCGCTGACCCTCGTGCTGACTATGCGAAACAACAGCAAGCTTTTCAACAACGTTTGAGCCAAGCTACTGACCCTAGAGCTTTCATTGCCACCGTAGGAAGTAATATGGGTGGTATGTTAGGTCAAGGGATAGGGAGTCTTGTAGGTGGGAACGATGAAGAGAATAAAATTAAGCAAATTCTACAGCAAGTTGGTAGTATTACTAACCCACTAGAACAAGCCAAAGCAGCTTATAAATTATTCTCTGATGCGGGTATGGCTAAACAAGCTCAGATTATGATGGAGCGAATTAGGCAACTTGGTGAAGAGGATGTTGACCTCAAGTACAAACAAGCACAAACCTCTTATTATGAGAATAGAGGGACTGGTACTGGTAAGGGAACTGGTCCAGAGCGTATGATTCAGTATATTGGTGATGTCCGTAAACGAATCTTACAAAATGAAGATGTCCCTGAGTGGGAGATTACACAAGCTAATGATTATATCGAATATCTAGGTAAGCAAAAGAGTTATGTAGATAAAGACGGTAATGTGATTACAGTTTCTCAATCTCAGATTTCACCACTACCTCCTAAGAAAGCTGGTACGACAGCTCCTGTTGTTGAGGAACCCCCAAGGAGTGCTGGTGCTGGTCGTGGTTTTGTTAACCCTCCTTTGATTGGAGCTACACCATCCCCAGTAACTGAGACTAAACCAGCTCCTACAGGGACTTTACCTCCCGGCTCAGGTGCTCGTATTACAACAACACCTGTTGGAGAAAAATCAGCTGAGCAAGCTAAAACTAAAACACAATTGCAAGTTGAACAGGCTAAGAATGTGACAGCTACTGTTGATGAGGCTCTTGGGTTAGTGTCTGGATGGACTGCTGGTATTGGTTCTTTGTTATCCAGTGTGCCCGGTTCTTCTGCTACTGATTTAGATAGTACATTGACAACGATTAAAGCTAACCTTGGATTTGACCGCTTACAACAGATGCGAGATGCTAGTCCAACTGGAGGTGCTCTGGGTCAAGTGGCTGTTCAGGAATTGGAAGCTTTGCAAGCTACAGTAGCCTCTCTCAAACAAGGGCAATCGCCTAAGAAGCTAAGGGAGGGTCTGAAAAAAGTTAGGAAGCATTATGAGAATTGGTTACAAGTAATGCAAGGTAACAACCCTTATAAAGCTAACGAAGTTCCACCACCAGCTACGTTTAAAGGCTCTAAGGCTGATGCAGCTTTGGTTAATAAATATTTAAAGAGGTAAATAATGGCTGACTTATCCTATGAAGATGTGATGACTGCCTTGCGTAATGCTGACGAAGCAGGGGATGTGGAGGCAGCAACACGTTTAGCACAGATTGCCTCTTCAATGATGGGTGAGGCTCCCACTAAAGCCCCTGAACGCTCTTTCTTAGATGAGCTAGGTAGGCAGGTGGGGTTAACAGCTAGAGGGGCTTACACGGGCGCTATGGCTATTCCAGCGATGGTGGCTGATGTGCCTGTCTCTGTAGCTAACTACCTTGGAGCTGACCTACCCTTACCATCTCAAGCACAACAAGAGTTGTTAACACAAGTTGGATTGCCTGAGCCAGAGAATCAAATGGAGAGGGCTGTTCAAACTGGTGTGGGAGCAATGACTGGTGTTGGTGCTGAAGCTGCCTTAGCAAAAGCTGTAGGTTCTCAAGCACTAGCCCCTCTGACACAACAATTGGGAGCACAAACGGCAACTGCTGGTGTAGCAGCTCCAGTGTCCCAGATTATCAGTGAAGATGTAGCTGAGCAGACTGAAAACCCTGTACTGTCTATAGCTGCGGGTATTGCTTCTGGTGTTCTGGCTGGTGGCGCTACCGCTAAAGCTATAAAACTAGGACAACCAATTCCTAAAGCAGTTACTATTGATGATGTCAGAAAGCAAGCTAGTCAGGCTTATAATGAAGTTAAAGACGCTGGAATAACCATGAAGCCATTAAGTGCTTTAGGTATGGTTAAAAACATCAGGAAAGATTTAGAGGAATTTAACTTCAATCCAGCACTACCTGACCATAAACCAGTAGACACTTTGTTAAAACAGTTTAACATAGCTATTGGACAGCAACGTGTTAAGTTTGATACCCTTGAGCAAATGCGTCAGGCGGCTAATCAGATGAGAATGACTAATGACCCTGTGACTAAATTGTTAGCAGGGCAAGTAGTTCATTCTATCGATAAGTTTATGTCTGGTGTTAAGCCTACTGATATTATTACAGGTAAAGAAGAGGTAGGACAAGCCATAAAAACATTGGCTACAGCCCGTAATAAATGGAAAGTTTCTGCTCGTGCTCAGATACTGGAGGATGTATTGGATGTAGCTGCGGCAAAATCCCTAGACCCTAAAGCATCAGAAAGTGAATTGATTCGCAGAGGGTTAATTAACCTTGTTGCTAATAAGAAACGGATGGCGCTGTTCAGTACCGAAGAACAAAAAGCTATTCGACAAGCAGCTAACAGTGGCGCTAAAGATGCTTTGCTTTCTTTTGTGTCAAGGTTCAACCCACAACGTAGTCAACTTGTTGCTGGTGGAACTGTTGGTGCTGCTTTTGTTGACCCTATATCTGCTACTCTAATTGCTGGTACTGGTTTTGCTGCGGATAAGATGCAACAAGCTATGCGAACCAAGCAAACTCAAAAGTTAATATCGGATATGTTGTCAGGAAATGTAAGACCTCCTGATTTTAACTCACCCGGATATAGATCATTGATAGAAGCAACAAAAGCTTCAACTCAATAAATAACAAAGCCCCTAGGCATCACTGCTTAGGGGCTTTTTTTTTAGTCTTCTAATTCCAATACTTCTGGGTCTAGCTCACTGAACTCACCGATGTAGATGGAGAAGAAGGGGATACGAATGATAAGCCCCTCATAGGCGGCTACAAACCTTCCCTCATC